TAACCATACTGTTTGTATCTATTGACATTATTACCTCCGTCAAAATATTGTATAAGTATAAACAAAGTCTAGACATATTACAATACATTCTGTAAAATTAATTAATTACATAAAAATATGGAGATAATATGAGTAGAACAGGCGATTTATACATGATGTCAAGGCTATCCTATGAACAAGCTATTGACGACTACGAAAACAAAAAATCTAATTCATTACTAGAATCTTATAAAAAACATTATAAAGATAATGTTGGTATGGATTGTTTAGATCCTCAAGGAGATTTAATTATGTTTTATGATGAAGATAATAGCCAGGAGAGTTTAATATGAGTGAAGAAAAAGGTGTACCAGGTAAATACAAAATTATGGTTATGAAAGAGATAAAATGGGAAACTGTAGCTAGATATACTGACGGCAAAGATCTTTATGAAAAAGTAAAAGAATTACAACTGCAAGGAAAAACTGTAAGAATTAAAGGTAGTCAAGAGGGTAGACCTTTTGATCATATTTCTTGGAGAGGTTTATAAATATGATTGAAGGCCTACAATTCTTTTTTTGGTTCTTTGTAGCAATTATGGTAATACCAGCTTTATTTATAGTATTATTTGATAATGTTTAGTTTTACAGTAAGATCACGACCAAACATAGCTTACTGTAAGGGCGATAAGAATATCCTCTAATTGTTCAGTTTTTATCGCCCACCTATTATTGTCAATTAATGTCAAGACTATAATGACGGTCAAAAACATTATAAGAATGGGCTTTTGACGAATATTTTATTTTTGGCATTTTTGTCATAGGCAATAAAGAAATCTATACATATTTATAAGATAATACTTGACAAAGTATAGATCTCTAAACTATCCTCTCAATACATATTAGGGTAATGTGGGGTAGTGTAGTATTAAAATAAGCATAACACCCTAATTTGCTAAATATGGGATTCAAGAAACATAAACTAGAATACGAACCAATCATATCTGATGAAAAAGACGTTCCTGTCGAATTTGCCAACCTAGATAATAAACTTACCAGACGACAAAGAAACTTTGTATGGATTGCTGTAAACAATCCAAGACTATCTTTAATAGAGTGTGCAAGTAAAGCTGGTTATAAAGATCCAAGACAAGCTGCAGTTAATGTATTTAAAAATGAGATAGTAAGAAAAGAATATAATTTTTTAACTAACGAAGTTAAGAAAAAGTATGAACTTAACTACGATAGGGCAGTCCAGGACTTATACGACATAAGAGATAAGGCTCTAGCGGCAGGTTCGTTTAATGCGGCTATATCGGCACAAAACTCTCTTTTGAGGGTTGGTGGCCTTATAGTTGATAGAAAAGAAGTGCTATTCGGTAAAATAGATCAAATGAGTAGAGAAGAGGTAGAAGGTAGGCTAGAGCAGTTATTAGGTGGTGCTATGGCTAAACAGTTAGTTAAACAAAAGGAACTTGAACAAAAAGAAAAGTCAGAGGGTAAAGTGTATGACGATCATTCTTCAAGCAGACTTATCGAAGAACCAACCCCAAATCAGGAAACAAAACAATAAGAACCAACCTAAATAACTTAAAAACAAAAGGCACTCCAATCAAATATATAGTTGGAGGAGAGAATTATGAAAAAATATAGAAAGAAGTGCCTAATCCACATAGTATGTGCTTTACGGTAATTGTGCAACATATTTAGATAATCCTATCCACCTTTCTTTGTTATTATTATACCAAAAGGCTTGATCATAGTCTTTTGAGCCTGGTTTATAGACCAAAAAGCCAAACTGAGAGTGTGGATCTAGGTTTGGATCAAAGTAAGCTGATACTTCGTCCCAGGATACCAGTTTAATACGGTATTGAAGTTTATTCATCTTCAAAAACATTAATAGCTAGTTTCCAATTCTTATTTTCTATATCGTAATTTGAGTAATCTAAATCAAAATCCCAATAGGTATTTTCTTCATGCACATTTTTATTTGTTTCAACAACAATATGTGTATCTGGTCTATAGCCTAATTTATCTATTGAATTTTGCAGTTTGTTAATTAATTCTTGAATTGTCATCTTTTATCTCCTCATTTAATTCATGATATTTTATTTTTGGATAAGTTTTACTGCCTAATGTATGTTCTCTATAGCTTGTATTTGTTTTAACATAAGTTTTATTTTTTGGATCTCTTATATATAAATTAAAATATCCGTAGCTATTAAGTCTGTTTTTCAAAGACCATTTGCAATAATCATCAAAATATTCTTTTGGCATTACACCATCTTCAATCCATTCGTTATTTGATTCTCCATTAAAAACAAATCTTTCATCAAGACACTCTAAAATTTCATCTAGTGTTGTAAATTCTAATTCCCGAAGTGAGTTATCTGGTGATGAAATATATGTATCTACTAAAATATATTTATAATAAGGCTCATACTCTTTATAACTAAGTTGTAAATCTTTCATCTTTCAGCTCCTTTGTTGATATTATGTTGACTTCTGTATAGTGTGGCTCTCCGTCACACCCGTTAATTTCAGCTAATTCCTCAGCTTGATCTTTTGTTTTGGCTTTTATAATTAATTTATGGCTCTCAACCACATCAACTATTACTTCATAAGTTTTCATTTCTTCACCTCTTCTACATTACTACATTCCCAATCTTTTGAAGCGTCCCGACCAATAGCCATAATTAATTCTTCATTAGCTAAGTCTTGTGCTTCATCTTCGTCCTTTGCTTCTACAACATAATCGTATTGCAAAGTTTCATACGGTATAAAAGATACCTTGTATTGTGTTGGTCTACTCATATTACCTCCTTAGTAAACTATTTGTAATTTTTTTAATGTTTCTAATTCCTGTCTAGAAATATCTTGCACACTATTGATATAAACAGCACTTGTATCATTCCAATAAGAATCTTTGTCGTCATCAAAGTAATCATCATCTGTTAGATTCAATCCAAAAAACTCAGATAAAATAGTTCTTTCGGTTATCTTGCCTTTGTCATGATCATCTTTGGTAAATGTTTCGTAATAAGAATAGTGATTATATTCTCGTTCCCCGTCCTGGACTCCTATTTCAATTAATATCATCTTTACCTCCTAAGATCTATTTCGTTTTTAATTATGAAAGCTATCAATACAATACTAAGTATTGAGTAGCTGATTATTTCTATTGTTGTCATGGTGCCTCCTCCCAGTCATATAATCCGTCATTAGTAATACTTCCGTTAGTGAGCATATCTGCAAACTCTTCATATGTAATTTGTTTAGTCCATTGAATACCTTTTTCTTCTAATTGTGTATGGTCATCAAAGTTATTAGTAAGCCATAATCCAGACGGATAAAAAGATACTAAAGTTTGCAAACCGAATTCATCATCTTCAAATGCTTGAAAAAGTTGATCATAAGTTTTGTAATGCCAGTTATAAACGCAATAACAAGATATTAAGGGTTGTTCGTTTTGTTTAATTATCATCTGACACCTCCTATCGTGATCTGAATAAGTAAAATAAACATCTTAACTTCCATTCTGGTAAGTGTTGTAAGTGTTTTGGTATTGGATTTGGATATACTGGTTTAGTCATTAGTCTTGCTCTCTGGTTTCTTTTTGTTCTTTCATTTGTTTAATAATTTCAATTAACAGATCATCAAAATCTTCTACATGATATTTATCTAGTAATTCTTCAATCATTAGTCTTGCTCCTTTTTAATAAAATTATTAATAAACTTAATACAATCTTCATGCTCATAATCTTCAAAGTTCTTTGGTATAAGATCGCTAAAATCATCTGTAAATAAAATTTCAATACAATCATCTATACTTTGTAAACCATACTCTATTTTTTGTAAGAGTAAGTCTTGTAGATATTTTGCTCTTTTGTCATACGGTAGATCATTCCTACATCTGTTCTCATGTTCTATATCTCGCAACCAGTCTATAGTAATACGGCAATTAAGTAGGTCTTTGTCCCAGTTCCAGGAAACTTGTTTATATATGTCTTGCATTATTTTTTCCACCCTATAACAAGAAAATCTATATCTTCAAATTCAGTATCTTTTAAGGCTTCATCTGGTAAATATTCAGCTAATTGGTTATGTGTCCTACCACCAAACCAAGCTGTTCCCTCGGCAGTGGCTAATGGTTTCCACCCTAAATCTCTTATTTGTTTTATTGTGTTTCTTTTTTTTGCCATAGTTATTCCTCGATCTTATCTTCATAAAAGTAAACAACCGCTACTGTTCCTTTTGTTGGACTATCATGAATAGATAAATCTACATCATCAAACTCGTTATCAAGTCTGTCGCATAGCTCGTCCATAGTTAATTTTTCTTGTTCTTCTATATGTATTGCCATAATTAATTAACCTCTTCATAATTTTGAATTTCTAATAAATGTTTTAAACCTTGTCTTATTTTCCAATTGTTAGACTTCATACTTACCAATTCTTGATATTTACTTGATAAAAATTGAATATCATCAATATCTTCTTGTATTTGTCCGATAATGTTTGCTAAATCGGTTTTTTTAAATAAAAACTGTAATGTGTATTCTAAAGATGTAAGCCTACTATCTGCTTTGTAATATTTGTGTTCATAATCTGCTTGATTATCAAACTCAAAATATACAGCTAATTTTTCAGCTTGATTTAAATTTAAGTCTTTGTGATAGCTAGTAATTTGTTTACCTTGTTTACTGGTATAAGTAAACTTTCTCTTACCTCTACCCCTACATTTAACTACCTTAACAATATTTCTATCTATATGATTTCTTAATTCAGATATAAATTCTTTACCCTTTTTATCGTTAGGTATATGTTTTAATAATCTTTGTGCCATAGTTAATTACCTCTTTTTTTATTAAATAAATTAATCCAGTCTTTTAGTTCTTGTTCAGTAAGTTGCCTAGCATTTACATCTTTACCGTATTTATC